TGGTATGTATATGCTTTAGCATATACACTCACTCTCGGAGATCCGCTCGATAATGGAGCTACAGCATTTACTGCAAATACAATCGATCCGAATGGTAATCCTCCCACACTTATAGCATATAAATACGAGGATAGTAATATTAATAATGGTAGCATAACTAATATACGTGTTCAGGTGCAGAGGAATATAACTGTTTCTTATGCCGCCGCCGCCCCCGTAAAAATTTTATTAATAAAAAAATCCTCCGAAATTTATACAATATTAGACAGTACGAACACCATCACGCCGACAGATGAAGATATTTATGATCGCACCGAATACCAAATAGGATGGACCACTCACCCCGCCAACTCGAAGATAAAAGTAAAAACAATAGACTTCCGTGCAACCGAGTCGGGCTGGTTTGCTAATGAAAATGATGAGATATACATAGGAATAAACTATCCAGATCCAGGCGTGTCGGGCAATTATCCGGAAGGGAATGAGGACGCAAAATTACTAGATAATTATTTTATAAATGATAACTCAGTCACAGTTATATCAGCCGCTTCCTTAACCTCGTCGATCGGGGCGGTTGTCGGAACACAACCGTTATACTTAATGTATTATAAAATATCAATAACATAGATATGATTACTTGGCGTAAATAATACCCATTCAAACACACGAATCAACCGATATATTTCTAATATAATTATGTAAAAATATATCATATGGAAAATGAAAACACCGAATTAAATTTTCAAAATTATAGTTTCAAAGATATTTTAAATTTATTCAAAATCTCGAATAATATATGTGATGACGAAATAATCGACGCAAGAAAAACACTATTAAAGATCAAAAATAATGTAGACCCGACAATATCCACTTTATTTCAGAAATTTAATTCAATGATTCAGTGTGTGCAGAAATATCGAGATTATATTAAATTAACCACGCCCGAATATGTATATACCGCTAAGGACGATAGCGAGTTCATAAACGCGGTAAAATTAGTCCCGGATTTTGACAAATATAACAATGTATTGGATATAGTCCACAATATAGTAAAGACGAGCCGCCATCTGAAAGGAAATATAATCGACGCGGAAAATAAGCAAAACATCGTATATAATGTCGAAAATCATCACCCAACAAACCCTAATCCACTTCCGCCCATTACGAACACATATGAAAACAGGATAGCACCAGGAGACATAAACGCGATAAGAAGAGATACTCAACTAACTAATCTCCATATAAATAGTTGTTTTAGAGAGAATTATTATAAATCAAACCCCTGTGATTACAGATATTGTATCCCACCCATTAATAATTTATTATCTATGAAATTAGCATCTATTGAACTCCCCAACTCGTGGTTCCTCTTCTCGCATATAAAGAAAAACAATAGTTTTAAAATCGAGATAACCATATGCGACAAGTGTAGCGTATTTACTCTTATTATACCTGACGGCAACTATGATACAGAAACCTTTGTAAACTTTATTAATTCACGCTATCTTCACAGCTCCGACACAGAAACCCCCCTGAAATTTTTAAAGTATTCAATTCACCCCCTCACAAATAAGAGCCAATTCGAGATTATGGAGAGCGCCCCCGAAACATTCGTATTTTCACTTCACTTCACCGACGAAGGCGTAGATAATATATTAGAAACAACTGGTTGGATTATGGGATTTAGGTTAGCGAGATATTTAAAAATAGATGATACTATTTTTTCCGAAGGTCTCTTCGACGGTGGTGGTGACAGATACGTTTTTTTAGCAGTAAATGACTACCAGTATAATTATAACGAGACGAACATAGTATGTTTCGACAATATGTCGATTAATGAAAATATTATTGCGAAAATCCCCCTACGAAACGGAAAGCTGTCGTTTACCATAGATGAAAACGATAAAAACCCTCTTATCAAAATAAGGAGATATAATGGTCCGGTGAATATTAATAAATTAGAAATTAAACTTCTGGATAAATTCGGTGATATAATCGATTTAAATCATATGGATTGGAGTTTCTCTCTAGAACTAGAAATATTATATGAAAATACATTAAAAACTTAGAAACATCTCTATAATTGGGGTTATATAAGAATGGATATTTGCGCCTCATCAAAAGTTCCAAAAGACGGGTGGATACAAGGTTGTTTTAATTGCGGAGTAAAAACCGCGAATTGCCTGGATTATATTCATAATGATAAAACGCATACATTATATTTATGTAAACAATGTGCTCGGGAATCCAAAGATGAAAATGCAAGAAATAATCTCATATTTTATCTACAAAACCGAATAAATACATATATAAGCGAAAGAACATTAGAACCGTATAAATATCCCGTATATAGTCTAGACCCCCCTGTAATGAAAAAATATATTCCGTCCCTCCCTATCCCCATCCCACCAAAGACCCTGTCTCCTCCATTAGAAGACATAATATCGCCGGTCACAATAATAGTTGAAGAAGCGCCCACATCAAGCCTTATTGTCGCGAATAGCGAAGAAAACAACACAAACGATAAATCATTTTGCGAGAGCGTCACATCTATGTTTACGAACCAGTAGAACCGAATCCACCGCTACCGCGATTCCCTCCTCCTCCCAGGTCCTCCTCGCAGTCTACCAATACAACCTCTACCGGATAACTAATATCTGGTGGACAAATCTGCACGAGTCTCTGGAACATCGTGGTAACATATTTGTCGGTGGTGCGGGAACAATAAAACGCGGAAATAATATTCCCCCTATAACCAGAGTCGATTATTCCAACAGAATTAGACAACGAAAGTGGAGTTTTCGTGCCCGTGCTAGAACGTGGAAACAAATAATACCCAACGGGATTCGTCGTCTCATTCCCGTCCTTATCCGTATCTACCTTCTCCATACTGCACTTCACACAATGATCTAGTTTTTTTGAACCGTCGCCGAATCTTTCAAATGCGGCATATGCCGGATAAAACAAGTCAAACCCCGCATCAAAGTATACTTTTTCTCCTTTTTTATATTTAGTTACGTCTTCATTGTGGTCAGAAAGAGACTTTTTATATAATTGCGCGAGTCTCTCTCGTTTCCAACCGTTTTCGGTAAACGGTAGGGATTTGTTGATGTTATCAGATAATACATAATTATAATGGTCTTGCTCCTCCTTACGATACTTTGGGTCAATCTTGGAATTATCATCTCCTCCGACAACCTCGCTAATAAATATTTTTAAACGATAATATGCGCGAACAGGTTTCTTTGTAATAGAGACTATAGTGTATGCGTTGAAAGGACGATAGGCACTAGTACATCCTGCTAATTTGGTTCCAATTGAGGTCCAAGCATTTGCATCGGGGGCGTGTCTCTGCGAGTATACGCCGTTATTCGTAGAAGTAGTTTCCATAATAATATAAACAACGTTTTGTGTTTACATCAATTTTTATAATAATAAAATTGATGTAAGTAAATGACAGTATATAATATATATATGGACTACGTTACAAAGCAGGACCAGGATTTTATGCAGTTTGCTCAAGATGAAGCTCTGAAGTCTCCGTGCAATATGCGCCACGGTGCGGTCGCTGTTGTAAAGGGACATATTATTGGACGCGGCTACAATCACTATAGGAGTACTACCCGAGATGGACTCGTCAGAGATAGTTGCACGTGTCACGCAGAGATGGCGGCGATTCGCCAAGCATTTCATCAAGTAGACAAGAGTCACGGATATTTTGAACATTCGATAAAAGTTGCCTAAGATAAAAAAGTTATTTAGTAAGACGGTCCTTTATGTCGCGAGAACGGACGATAAATACAAATTAAAGGAGTCTGCTCCGTGTATGGATTGTATGCGTGTATTGAAATTGTTGAATGTAAAGCGAATCGTTCATACTACTGACGGAGGGTATAATATAATAGATTCACTAGCATCTCACACGATAACCACCCACGCTAGTGCGGGGCGCAGATATATTAATACACGGATATAAACTATATGGATGCGTGAAAGTAGTTCGTAAAAAATAGTTGTACCCTTTGGCGACTGTATCGGAAATTCGATAAAAGTCGCGTAAGACACAAAGACTATTTAAGAAGGCGATAATAATCAACAGATTTTTATTATTTTTTATTATTTATTTATATAAATGGATGAAATTGGATTTGTTAATGTTGTAATTATGAAACCATATAGAATCATAAGACGACAAGTTTATGGAGATATATACCACGGTGATGCAGTTTTAATAGCATATTGGGTATATCATAATTGGATACCATCACGAGGTTTAAATATAGTAGATATTAACAACGTAGATATTATTATAGAAGGAGATTTACACGGTTCAGATGGACAAGGAGAACCATATGTAAAGATGAATCATTTATCTATTAAAATAAATATTTTATTCAACAACGGCCACCAAGAAGAAACGCCATCACCGATACATTTAATATATAAGGTGGATCAGTACGGAAATTTTATAAATTGGGAACAAGATTTATATGGGTTGGCCTCTGGTCCAAAAAAGAAAGGAAAGCGAAAAAGCTATAAAAAACATATAAAAACAAAAAAAAGAAAAATAAAACTTTTTGAATCCAAACGGCGCAAAAATCACAAATAGAACATTTTCTGTCTAATTTTAACGAGAAGCGCAAGACTTGGTAGTTTCGTGGAGATGGTGAATATGTTCGGGAAACGCATTTTTTAGAAATACCCCTCGTTCCGTATATTCATTAGATGATTGTATATTTACATCCTTAGATACATCTGGACACGGACAAACTTTAGATTTATCTGCTTCACTCTTAGGCGGGAGACAGCATAATTCTTCGGCGAGAACATTACGTTTATGCTTAATATAATTCCCCTGAGAGTGTATAAATGGCGTGAAATCTATAAATGACTTATCCGTATTCTTAAAGCAACCTTTTGTGCAATTCTGTATGAACACCGGTGTAGGGTGTTCTACGCTAGCTAATATGTAAGGGCTGGTATTCATAGTCGACCGTTTTATAATATTGGGGTCGTTCGTGCAACAATTACTCCCGCTTAAAATAGAAACATCGTAGTTCCCACAGCACCCCCCGTTACCCATCGGGAGATTCCCTCGAAACGGTGTTTTGCTCAAATGTCTTCCCAATGTAGTTTGTCCTACCCAACCTTGGTTGCGGAGCCCACCATTTATGGAGAATCCCTTGAACCCTTTTCCAGAGATTTTCGCCTGATATCTTATAGATTTGCGTTTCAATACAACGAGCGACATTATATATATTAAATATATTAAACTATCTCGTATTTAATGATAAACAATTAACCCAACCATTATTTGGTTAAATAAGAAGAAATGCTCTTTTTTCCGGTTCTTCATATAAACATCTTTCTATGAAAAAATAAACCGGAGAAGGGTATAGTTTATCCATATTATCTTTATTATATTCAAATCCAAATAAGCTCAAACATATTATTGCTATGCTATAATAGGAACAAGGGGGCTCTACGTCGATGGGTAGCGTTTTAATATCCCTAAGCTCCGGTGCGGTAAATTTGTTCGCAGAAAAGGGTGTCGTAATATTTATTTTCCCGTCTTTAGTTAATAAACTAATATTATCAAAATTTGTTATTAAGAACCAGTCGTCGTCGATAACTACAATGTCATCCATAGTAATATGAATAAATCCACAATTATTCTTAGTTAATGCGGTTAATTGCAGTCCCATACAAATTATAAAACGCAAGACTTTCCCATAAGTAAATACACCATTTTTCTTAAAATAGGTGGATAACTTCGTCAATTTATTAGGGGAAACTGTTATTTTATTACCTGATTTCTTTATATTTCTGAACCATATATTTTCATCCACAATGGGTGTATTTGTTGATAGACGGCGTGCGCTTTCTGAAAGAGCGGAAATTACAATAGTCAGAAAAAGTGAATTATCTAACTCTTTCATATTTAAAATAGAGAAAGATAAACAAACTCTAATATATTCGTAATTTATCTACACACTATCCTAAAACTTCCTCTTTTTAGTTAAATTATAAAGGTTATTGGCCGCTACCACGGCCCTCCTCGAGAAGCATTTGAGCATCCTCCTCGCCCATCACCTCCATAAAAGGGCGGCGGCCATTCCACCGCCTCTTCGGAACATTGCTCTTTACACACTTCCAATACCACGGGAACTGGTATACCATCTTGATTGTTTTCCCTTCGTGAATATTTTGTCGAATATGTTGAGCCTCCTCCGTATTCGGCCAAGCATTAAAGTGAATAAAGATCTTATTGAAGCTCTCGCCGTTTTTAGCTTCTCGCGAAACTACATCCACTCGCTCCACACAGCCCGGTCCCAAAACCTCTTCGAACGCGTCCTTTACAAGTTGCCAGGTCACGTTTTTCCACGTGCGAGGGATGCAAATGCTGGGATAAGTGGGGTCGTTCATTTGAGAATCCATATTGTTGTATATTATATCATATACTTTCTGCTTTCAATTTTTTCGTAAATTTCATAAAAAATTGAAAGGCGTTTAATGCTTTGTATATGTTTCAAAAGCTTGTTAGATAACTCTCCAGAACATAATGTCGTCCAACTATCAGCCCAACAACCGTTCACTTCCTCAAAACAACCGCTTCGAATGTCTCAATAACACGGAATCTAGGTGTTCCGATAATCGCAGACAGCAAGATTCACAGTATAGTCGGCGAGAAGGCGGTGATTCCCAGTATAGTCGCCGCCGCGAAGGCGGTGATTCACAGTATAGTCGGCGCGAAGGCGGTGATTCACAGTATAGTCGGCGCGAAGGCGGTGATTCACAGTATAGTCGCCGCGACAGGATGGCTAGGCGAAGCGCAGACAAATTTTCGTTCCTTTCAAACAGCGCGCGGAAACCCAGACGCATTGGCATCGACCAAGAGCTTAATAAGGGTTCATTTCCTACACTAGGACATATTAAGAAGGTTACTCTTGGCAAGAAGGACCAAACAGACTATTGTGATATGGCTAGTAAGGTGGAGGACGATATTCCAATCAAGAAGGTTGTGCCTCCTCCTGTTAAGACCGGGTGGTGTTATCTATCTCGAAAGAATAACGTTACAATTATGCACACAATCGATAGCTCCGACAACAAGACTCTAGAGGGTTCTCATCGCAAAACTCCCGACGAATATAATCACGAGAAATATCAGGATGAATGCGCGGTAGCATCTTACTCAACGCTGCAGAACATTCAACACGCGCGCGACGACGAAAACGAAACTTTTGGAGCATCTTCTTCTCACTGGGGGAAAAGCAGCCTTACTGATTTGTCTTACTTGTCCGATTCTGATGTGGAGACGGATGAGAGTGAGCAAGAATATGTTAATACCGAACAATATTGCAGTGATGACGACACGTATTAAACCGATTAGTTTAACCCATATCTAAAATATATTTTTTATATATATTTAATGAGCGATGATTCACATAGTAATTCAGATGATGATATAAACGACGAAATAGACTGTGGGTGGATGACCGAGTTTAAAAAATTAGAAGAGTCGTATGAAGAGTTCTATAAAGAGCCACCATCGACTGTGAAATTATATTTTTTATTTATAGACAGCGGCGGGGAGGCTAAATCTATTAAGAGAGATAATGTTAAATTAGATAAAAATAGTATACTTACAAAAGACAAAATAATAGATGTTATGTTCAGAAATAATCCAGCGGGAAGTATGACCGAAAAATATAATTTGAAAACGATATTACAATATAATTTTACAATAGACGCAGAAAATATATATAATGTAATTAATAAAGACGATTATCAAAATGAGTATTTACGCAAATACTCGTATGTTCAAGACATTAAATTCAATAACACTATTAAGGCGTTTCATTCTGTAAACTCGCTTTTTTTTATATTGAAAATGGAAAGAAAAGGAGATAACCATACAAGGAAGTGCAGATACACCGGGGCGAGCACCGGCATCCTCGCGAAAAAACATCGGTTTCATAAAACTCGACGAATTCTCGGAAAAAAATGCATATAAAGAATATCTATATTAAATATATAGTAATGTCTACGTCTCCGCAAACTAATTTTCCGTCTCGACAGCATAACACAGATTGTCAGTATGGAGGGGACGAGAAACCAGAATATAAGTGGTCTTCATATTTCCAGGAGAAAATACTCGACCTTTCGTGTCATTTATCTAGAACCGATTGCGAAATTCAGCAGAATATAATAGGAAATACATATAATGATTTATTGCAGGAGGTGTTCCTATCAAATCATCTAGATTGTTTAACCAGAAAAACCTATGTATCACTTCTATATCGCATAATGTTGCAAACTCGCGACATCGTAGAAGGAGAAGGAGAGTATAAATTATTCTATATTCTATTGGGCGAGTGGGTAAAAGTCTCGGAACAGCTTCACTCTGTTGGGTCTAATAAGAAAGACAATATTATGCACGAATCAACAATAGAGTGTATTGACCAGTTGGCAAACAAAGCTCTAGAGTCGTTGGTCTATCTAGACGGAGAGACCCTTCCCTATGGAAGTTGGAAAGACATTAAATATTTCCTTACGTATTTGCGTGGGGCGAGGACGTGTGGTGGCGTGCATACACTGCCTATATTTTCGTATGCTATTAAGATGATAATAAAACAACTGCGCGTCGATGTTTGTTCTGAAACTCCGTCGTTGCTTGGAAAGTGGTTGCCTCGCGAAAAATCGAAGAAATTCGGGTGGTTGGCAAAACATATTGCGTGTTCATATTATTCAAGATGGCTAACAAGCGGTATTAATATTTCAACGAGTGACGACCATAGCGTTGTTCTATCAAATAAATTTGCCGAGAGAAAATGTTTAACACATTATAGAAAGATGATTGCGGGTCTAAATCGCGTATTAAAGACCGTCCAAATTAATCAGTGTGATAATACGTGGTCAAAAATAGATTTCGATAAATCTGTCACGGGAATAACTTTATCCCGGCAGAGCAAGGCGTTTCAGTATGTGAAAAAAGACGGAGAATTGCGAGGAGGTAACATCGACCGCCTTCAATGTAAAGAAAACTACGAAACATACATTAAAAATCGCATTCTAGGTGAAAGTAAGATAAAGTCCGATGGCAATAGTATGATAGATATGGTTAAAGATGCAATATACATTATTGAAAACGAGAAAAATAGCAGGACATTTGGAATACCTGGCGATGCGAATGACGTAATGAGCGAACATATACGTGCGGCCAAGGACGAGATTAACTTACGGTGGGGAGACAGTGGAAAGAATATAGAGGCGCTAGATAATTTTGTAGCGTTAATTGATACATCGGGATCTATGGACGGTGACCCAATATCGGCGGCGATTGGTCTGGGGTGTAGAATCGCAGAAAACTCTAAGTTGGGTAAGCGCGCAATTACGTTTAGCGTAAAACCGAAGTGGATTGACTTAGAATCTACAAATAGCTTGACAGATATGGTCGAAGTATTAGTATCAGACAATGACTGGGGAATGACTACAAATTTCGAGGAAGTTATGCGCCTGGTTCTAAGTGCGTGCACAGAGAAGAGACTTCTTCCGGATGAGGTGAATAACCTTGTTTTTGTTGTATTTTCAGATATGAAAATAGATAACGCAGACAAAGAGTGTGAGGAAAGGCAAGATGTGATAGAAAAAATGTTTTATGATGCTGGAATAAAATCCGAATGGGCTACTCCGTTCACACCACCTCATATTATTTATTGGAATTTGCATTCTACCCAAAAATTCCCCAGTTTATCTTTTATGAAAAATATAAGCGTGTTGTCTGGATGTAATCCTTTGTTATTAAATTCATTCTGCGAGAAGGGTGTCGATGCATTAAAAGATTGCACTGCGTGGAAGTCATTCACTAGTCAGTTAGAAGGTGAGAGATATATGTGGGTAGACGATTATCTAAAAGATATGAGTATATTTGAGGTTAGAACTACTAGTATGGTAGACGAGCCCGCAGTAGACGTATTAAATGATTTACAAGAGGATTTAATTATTCCCAAAACTCCCTCGTGGTGGTGGTAATGTGTCCAAAACTACTATAAATATAAGTATAAGTATAAAATATATTTATACTTATAGATTAATAATGTCCTCCAACGATGCGTTTTCGCCGTCAGATTACAGTGATTTTGATATGAATTTTTTTTCTGTCATAGACCAGATTTCTAGACAGTCTAGACAAACAAACATTTTTTCACCGGTTCCATTAGTAAACAGTATTAATGTAAATGGTTCGGTTACAAGCGCAGCGGTTACAAGCGCAGCGGTTACAAGTACCCCTATCGAAAACCTATTACTTACACCACAGCTAAGTGCACAAATCGACACGATTTACTCCCTGCTTATCGACAACCCATCGAGTGCCGGAATGAATACTGCTTTAAACGATTCATTGTATGATGTTCCCTCTTATAAACAGGTTATCTCAGAAGAAGGCAAGAAGTGTTTAAAGTATTTAAATTATTCTTCTGATATGGCGGTGAATACGTGCCCAATTCTTCATACTCCATTCGCCGAGGGAGATGAACTTATTATGCTTCCTTGTGAACATTATTTTGATTCACAGTCTATTCTTACGTGGTTAAATAATGAAAAGGCAGAATGTCCTGTTTGTCGTTACCAGTTACGTAGTATTGAAAAAAAATATAGCACAATTAGTTAAATATCGTCAACATCAAAAACATATTCATCGGGGGCATCGGCTGTTTTCGGGGTCCCTTCTCCAAAATCATCCTCCGCCACTTCATCCGCCTCCAAATTATCGGCATCTAACATAATATTTTCGTAGTCGCTCGTTTTGTCATCTTTGAACGCGACGTTATTATCCACGATAACTCCGGTCATTTCCGTATTCACCTTTTCCAGCTCTGTAAATTTAACATCTGAATTTTGTTTCAACTCATCGCGTTCAATATCAGAATATACACACAACAGGTCGCACTTTGTTTTACCGTCTCCGCGGACCTCCCACTCACGTATTCCAATCATTACCCACGACCCTTGCGCCATATTATTATCTCGACGAGAACGTCCTTTAAATTTCCCGCGTAAAATACACATACGCGTTACGCCGTCGGTTGTCACAACCTCGCATTGCCCGCCAAAATGTTTCACAACAATTGCATACATCTCACCGTCTTCTGTAATTTTGCGAACACTTCTTTGTGGGCAGCTATTTACGTGTTTTCTTGCCATTCGCTTGCTCTTACATCCTCCTTTGCTATTCTTCACCATTATTTATATAATATACGACTATGTTTAATATATTTACATAATCAATATGCACACACATCTTCGCCGGATATATATTTGCACGGATTCTTAAATATTTGCTGATGCCATTCTTCGATAGAATATTTGCGGAGAGGCGGGTTACTCACTCTTTGTGTATGTAGTGATTGTTCATCTGGTTCCAAACCATAGTGATCATAAAAATCTTTATCTGGTTTCTCGTCAAATTCTAGATTTTTCCCCCGAAACACTCCGCCAAACTCTTCAATCCGCATTTTCCATACGGGAGACCCGCTTGCATAATACTCCCAATAATCATATATATCATTTATGAAATTTACGTGAGTATTTCTATCCAACTGGAACGCTCCAACCAGGTGGTGTATGGTAAACTCCCGATTTTCTTTTAAAATGCGATACACGCGATCACAATGCAAATGCCGGTCCATAATATGTTGGTTAGATTCTTCCACTTTCATGAGATGCGATTTCGAGGGTGTTTTAAATACTAGTGGGCGGGTAATATTTTCAACGGGCGTATTTAAATGAACAATAAGCGCGAGCAATCCGTGAAAATCACACGTCCATCCACGTTTATTCCATTTTTTTTCTATTTTATCCGCAGAAATTAACGAGGGATTATAGTATTTTACAATAATATCGTATATAGTCTTTGAGGAATATAAATTAGAGAGCTCTTTCAATAAAATAGATGCGTGTTTAATATGTTTTTTGGAAAGAGCGATTAATAAGCTATGGGAATAAACTGGGTAATCCGTGAGCCACTCCATATGTTTTGTTTTTCGATATATAATAAGTTTCGTGTTTTCGCATTCAACACACAGACGTAATAAGAAGGTAGTTGATGACCGGTTAAGATAAAACATATTATGGACAATATATAAAATATGCCTTATATCTTTCTTGGTTTTCCACGCTGTCTGTTTCTTTTGTATATATATTTCTAGGCCAGGATTATATTCCGAGTAAAAGTCAAAATAGATTTTCCATATTAGAGAGAATATATTTTCTGTATGTGAATAGAATAATTCCGTTGCCCAAAATATGCAGGCTTTGTAGTTTTCCTGAGTTAAAAGTTCATTTATCAGTGAATAAATTACTTCGTCTTTTGCGTAAAGTAGCCTGGTTAGCGTTAATGTCATTTTTTTGTCGACAATATCTAAGCATATTAAAATATCAATTTTATGTGCAAAATAAATTATAATAATAGTACATTATTAATTTCTTATTAAATAGTATAATGGTAGAGAAAAAACCGGTAACTTGGTTAGGCCTAGTAAAAATAACAAAAGGTAATAATCCGAGTCTCCATCTAGGGAAAATAATGAAAATGGCGGCCGGAGAATGGAAAAAGGTAAAATCGGGGTCCCACGAAAAGTATTCCCAAGGAAAAAGCACGCCCGGAACGCGTAAAAAGAGGAAGTCCTCTAAGAAATCAAAGAAATGTAAGAAAAACGATGATGAAGATAGTGAAGAGGAAGAGAATAACGAAGAACATCATTCCTCTAGAAAAACACGTAAAACGAAATGCTCGGGATGCAAAAGATATGAAAAGGAAATTAAAAAACTAAAGGAAAGGATTGCACGGCTGGAATAATTTACCCGATGTCGCTTAGCAAGTCGTTGTATCTTTTATGACTGGGTTCCGAATAAAATATATTTTCATATGCATCTCTGCTTTTGCCGATTTCTAGTCGGTTTTCTGGATTGGGTGATAAATTAATAACTAATAATTGCGTAAATAATATGATCATCGCGTTGAAGTGAAATCCTCTCTTAAATATTTTTTGCAGTATTCCAATAAACATTATGCTTATGGAATAATTATCCCACGTTTTATAATAACTTATTAATTTATCAATAAGTTTTTGTTTAGGGATACTAACATACTTTTTTACCTGACGAACACACCCGGCTGTGAATTGGGCGTTAAATTCTTCTGAAAAAAAGTTTCTAATAATATTGGATTTTGCATAAGATTCCCCGATTAATATCGCATCATCATCTGTCAAAGGTTCTTCTTTGATGTGTAATAAAAAGTTTATAACGTGAACTTCAAGAGGCCATATGTAATATTCTGGCGCATATCCGTAAAAATATTTTTTCATATTATCAGCAGTTAGCTTATCTTTTGGAATAGAAATACCAAAATCTATAATCATAGGTATATCAGTTTGTAGATTAAATAATAAATTTTCTTGTTTAAAATCAAACTGAATGATATTTTTCTCTAATAACTTCTCAAATCCATTTAATAAATAGGAATACATACTAAGAATTTGTGAAAAAGTTTTTTTTTTAATTTGGGTCGACTCAGAAGTTAATATAGTTTTTTCTAGTGATATACTTTCTATATAATCTAAGTTCATTAATATATAGTTTGTTGTGCTGCTGCGTGCAATTACATTACAATCTGAGACAATTTTCCTATCTATTCTTCTTAAATCGATAGGACAGCTGCTCACAACCGGTATAAAATGATTTGTATAAAAAGGGATTTCTTTTATTAGATTACCTATATATATTTCATTCATCGCATTAAAATCTTTTTTCTGAAGCTTAGAAACATATTTCTTATCATTTGATTTCGCACCAGAACATTTTATCCCAGGATAATATATACACCCAAATCCACCCTGACTAATCAATGTGCTCATATAATGTTAATATAAATAAATAAAAGTAAATTTCCTTTATTCATTAATAAAATTATTAGTTAATTATATAGTATATAATGATTGAAACTAAACACCAGGCACTAGTATCGGCAATTGTAGGCGGGGTATTAGTTATTATTTATCTTTCTATTACTGATATTTTAGATAAATATATGTCTTTAAATATGTCAAATATTGTTGGATTAATCATTGATTATGTACTTAATTTTGTTGCTCAACAATATGTATTTTACGGAAAGGTTCACCTACATAAAAAAGTTGTTAATCGATTTATGATAGGTAACACATTATCGATGGGGTTTACACAAGCTATGTTCGTCTATGGTAGGAAGCACTATAATAAATTAATAGAAAAAACGAATATTAAATTAAGTGATTCAGTCAAAATTTCCAGTTGGAGATATATATCCAACGCACTAATGTTCCTTATAGTAACCTTTCCGCTGCGTAAATATTACATATTTAAGTAAAAAAATTTTTAGTTTTTAAATATTTATATATATTATGTCTGAATCATTCACCCCACCAAACTACCAACCCCTGCCGCCGCCCTCCGCCACGCAAAGAGCAAGGGATATGGCGAGAAGACGCGCACGCGCACGTACTATACGAAGAAGAGTTGCAGAAATAAAACGCATTACAGGTCTTTCGCAAGCCGCTGCAGAACAATTTAGAAGGGAGGAGGAGGAGGAGGAATCTCGGGAGCGAGAGGCGGAAAGAGTGAGAAGGATCGAGGAGGAGCGTCTAGAGGAGGAGGAGGAAATTAATAGGAGAAATTCTCCAATGCCGGTGTATACGGGGCGCGCGGCCGGAAATAAATTACACAGAAAACAAACAAAAAAAGCTAGGAGATATAAAGTAAAATCTAAACGAAATAATAAGAAACGTCGCAAGTCTAATAAAAAGAGAAAATATAATGTTCGGCAATAGAGTTTAATTTTAAATCTCGCGTTTAAGCTCTGCTAATAATGTAATAGCGATTCTTATATGTTTTCTTAATTTTACTTGCCATATCAGACGGGGTTATTTGGTGTTCTGCAAGAATGTTTTGTATCTCGGTCGATAGAGACGCTGTATGTGTTTCGCAGAAAGAATCATATCCTTTCGCTGGTGTATACTCATCGTTATTCATATGGGATGTAATATGAGAATCCATCAACCCCAGTATTTGGTGAGAGATTGAAACATATTCACGGCGCTTCACCGGAACGGGTGGCACTCTGTCCTTCTTCCGGAAATAATACCTGCCTGCTTTGAACATCTTGTCCTTTACATCTTTGTCGTAGCCTAGTTCTATAAGTCTTGACTCCTCCCTCGAGACAATATCATTATTTTTATCAAGCCACTCTTCCCAACACTCCTTATACACCTTTCGGTCGTCATACTGGTGGACTTTTGAAAAATTAGCGATATTCTCTGCGATTTCATCGGTGAACTTGAACCTGAAAATATTCACGGTCTTCTCGGAGTTTGCATCATTGCCAGAACAACAGGCGTTATCTAGATTCGCTGGCATTATTTGGTTGTTTATTATTTCTTTAGATTATCGTGTTTCAATTTTAGAAGTTTTTCACCGGTAAATATAAAAGATGTTTACAATTAGCACCCAGACATTCTATGATAATTTTTCCAAAACATATAAAAATATATATGTTGTTGACCAAAAACCAACAGGGGAGCTTGAAAAAATTGTGAAGCGAATTCAGTCTCCAAAGCTATCCCCATTTACAACACGACCGAATGATGGCTGCTATAAGCCCTGTATATACGCTGTATATAATCCCAATAACACGCAAGAATTGCTATGTATTGAAGACATTGGTCTATTATTTAGTTATGTAATTAGCAATAACTACATCATCGATACGTCGTTGACAAAGATGATGAATAATTCTAAAGTAGAATTTAAAAAAAACTTTATTTGTTTTATTAGACAAGGCAGTTAGAATGAAATTCTCATAAAATTGATCATATGATATAATATACTTATATCATATGCCTTCTACCTCTCAGGAAAATCCCCTTATTTCGGAATACATCGCCCAGCTATCAACGCAAGAACGAATTGTTCTGAAAATTGCATCGGAACATCTTGAAACGTCATTTGATATCGAAAAAAGCATTGGTTATAAAAATTGGTTTCGAACAACTGTAAAAGAAAAACTGTAAAAGAAAAACTGTAAAAGAAAAACTGTAAAAGAAAAACTGTAAAAGAAAAACTATAAAAATAATTATTGATTCTTCTTTGCAATATCTGGAATAGTAATAGGCTTATACTCAACGTAATTATTCTTTTTTATTAGAGCCTTAAAATCCTCAAAACTTAACTCTTTGTTATTATCTGGTTTGGCTATTTTTTTTTCCTCTTCTTTTTTGTAATCTTCAATTGTCCCTTTATACGTAAACCGATTTACTCTGGATAATATTACGCGATTATATCTACGCATAATAGATTTCTTTGATGCCTTTTTTACCTTTTTAGTCATGAATACTCCCCTATTTACATCTTCCTCAACCGGTTTATCTTCCTTCGCGGAGTGACTATCTTCGTATTCCTTTCTCAGTTTGTCCCGCGTTTCTTCAATCTCATTTCGATGATTAACACACACCTGTTTACAATTATATTTGATTGTATATTTTCTAGCAACAGCGTCTAGTGTGCGGAAAGAAATATTTTTTGTCTTACTATATATCCAGAATGATTCAGTATCACTATTATACAACATTATTACATTTCCTTCAGGTGTCTCCTCGACAATATTTTTATTTCTCAGGTCAACCATCTCGTCTTTGGACAGCTCCTTATCTTCTAGCTCGTCCAACTCATTAAAAAATTGTTGTCCATATTTAATCTTTTTTAATCGGAGAAGTCTACATTCTTTCATTTCTTCTGTTTCTTTATCAATATCTGAATGATACTTATTTCTTCTGTCATACATCATATAACTAATGAGCGTAATACTACATATAACGCCGCACGTGGTTACTACACCGCCTGCAAGAAAGGTTGTTAGTCGGCTGGGCATATCATAACTCCCAAATACAGAGGTTACGTTCATTATAATATTTATATAATTTCTATTATTTAAGTATTTATTAGACTAGACTTCCTGAGTTCAAATAAATCATTTACCTCTTCCTGTAAATCTGCTACTTTCCACAATTGGAAATCTTTATTACCTGGATAAAGACACACCAAGAACATATCTGTTACTTTTTTTCCGTAATTTTTCTCTATGAGTGCTTTATATGTGTTTAGTTGAAGAGAATAATGCCAGTAGTTTGTGTCTGGTAGATGTTCAATACACTCGGTTGTCGAGAACTTCAGAAACGACGCGGTTTTTTTAATTTCTTTCGAGCGTTTCCAATCGTATATCATAAGTGTTCCGTCTGGATTTTCAAATACCATATCGATCGAACCCGCAAATTTCAATTCTCTATCCCACACCATCCATTCGGTGCGATATGGTTTAAGATTAGGGTATGCGTTAACAAAGTTCATAAAATAGCCGTATTCTACACTCTCGTTATTTCGCGAACATCCGTTATAATAACACTCAATATCATAGTGTAGATTTGTTCCTGCACTAGATGCTTCATCGCAATTTTTCTGCCACTCTTCTTTAATCTCGTCAGGTGTTTTCCCATAATACTTACTTTTTTGCCAATTTTTACTTTTCATCATTCGTTCTATAATTTTATCCGCGTCGAACTTTTCAAAATGTGAGTGATTCCACGTTGTAACAGACATATAATTACTATCGCCATCAATCGTATAAATGTGTGGGCCTTCGTCAAACGAAATGTGTGTGTCGCGTTCGTGTGGGTTTTCTTTTTCTAGGAGAGACATAAATTATATTTATGAATAAGATATGCAATCAATTTTGTATAATATTTAGTTATTAAATAAGATTGTTTCTGCGAATTATATTATATTTTATTTATAAATGAACAAGAATGTAGATACACGTAATTCACCTGATAAACAAAAATCATCGTCAGATGAACAAAATCCACTAGGTAAAATTAATCCTCATATAAAACACATTATAGAAAACGCTCATAAAGGCGAAAAAGTTAAGAAACACATCGACCAATTTTATACTTCTCAATTTATAAAAGATGTATTTTCGTGATTTTATGGCGGATAATATCAAATATAATATCAAATTATATTATATTATATTTACGATGTCTTCTAATAAAATATACGCATCCAGAATAAATAACAAAAATAAAACAGAAAAGAATAAAAAGGCGAAGGAAGGAAACTGCATCTTTCCATTTAAATATAAATGGAAAGAACATAGTTCTTGTTTAGAAACGCCTTCCGGAAAAATATGTGCAACCGAAATAAATCCAAAGTCCAGAACTCTAATTAAATATGGATATTGTCCGAAAGGCAGTTCCAAGAAAGGCAGCTCCAAGAAAGGCAGCTCCAAGAAAAGCAGCTCTAAAAAAAGCACCGTAAAAAAAGCACCATCTACTATAAAAAAAGCAGTTTCTTCGCCTATGCGTATGACAATAAAAAAGAGGAAAAAGAGAAAATTGAAATTAGTGGATAATAATTCTAATATAAAGACAAAAACCGCTCATAATACTACTATGGCAAAAAAGAGATTGAACGAAGGGTTTATTTCTGTTCTAGATGAGCTCGCTGATATTATGACAAGACAAGGGGAAATATTCCGTGCGAAGGCATATCGAAACGCAAGTGAGGCAATTACGATATATAATTATGATATCGCCGACCCGGATAAACTTCTAGGAGTAAAGAATATTGGAAAGACTATAATGGCAAAATTAAAGGAATATGTAAAAACAGGAACCCTTGACATTCTTGAACGGGAGAGAAATAACCCTATTAATGTATTAACTAAAGTTTATGGTATTGGTCCGAAGAAAGCAAAGGAATTTATCAGCAAAGGAATCACTACCATCAAAGATCTTAAAGAAAACGAAGACCTTCTCACGACGAATATGAGGCTGGGAGTTAAATATTTTGACGACATAGAGGCTCGGATACCCCGCGAAGAGATTGACGAGTATAAAAAAATACTAACAGATATATTTAGAGGTGCAACACCGGATGGGTCATCGATGGAAATTGTGGGGTCCTATAGGCGCGGGACCAAAACCTCGGGAGACATAGATATTGTGTTAACCAACGCAGATAATAATAATAAAATATTGGGATTGTTCTTGGATAGTCTTGTTGAAAATAATATTGTTATTGAAATTCTCTCTAAGGGGAAAATAAAAAGCCTAACTATTGGGCAAATCCCCGGAAAACGACCCCGTCGACTAGACTTTATGTATTCGCCTCCCGACCAGTATGCATTCGCTACACTATATTTCACAGGAAGCCGCGCATTTAATACTGTTCAAAGACAAAGAGCGTTGGATATGGGATATACTCTAAACGAACACAGCTTTCACCATAAGAAGGATGGTGATAAAGGTGCAAAACTAGACGAGAAATTCCCGACAGAACAATCGATTTTCAAGTTCTTAAAAATGGAATATCGTGAACCGCACGAACGCATCGACGGACGTTCTGTAAAATTAATTGCTACTCCGAAAGAACCTACTCCGAAAGAACCTACTCCGAAAGAACCTACTCCAAAAGAACCTACTCCAAAAGAACCTACTCCGAAAGAACCTACGCCGAAAGAACCTACTCCGAAAGAAAAAATAACAATCAGAAAGAAAAAAACCCTAAAAAAACGCATCAATCCAAAGATCGACACAATCGCCCAATTTAAGAAAGAAGGGATTTCTGCCCTTAAAGTCTTGTCCGAAGCAGACCTAAGTAAGATGATACGTGCAGCGAACGACGCTTATTATTGCGACCAAACACCTATTCTAACCGACAACGAATACGATATTCTTCGAGAATACACCGCCGAAAAACACCCCAATAATAAAGCTGTCCTAGAAGGGCATACAAACTGTAAGATGGATATTGTGAAAAATAAAGTAAAATTACCCTATGAAATGTGGTCAATGGACAAAATTAAACCAGATACTGGGGCGTTGAGTAAATGGAGAAAGAAATATGCCGGACCATATGTTCTTTCTTGCAAATTAGACGGAGTAAGTGGTATGTATTCAACCGAAGGTGGAACACCCAAACTATATACGAGGGGGAACGGCAAGGTGGGACAAGACGTTAGCCACCTTATTCCATTCTTGCGTCTTCCAAAAGAAAAAGGTATTTGTATACGCGGCGAATTTATTATTCAAAAAGCTATATTTAAAGAAAAGTATTCTGGGAAATTCGCCAATCCAAGAAATTATGTGGCTGGGCTGGTGAATCAGAAAAAAATCATTCCAAAGAATTTCGAAGATTTAGATTTTGTTGCATACGAAGTCATCAAGCCAGAATTATCTCCTTCCCAGCAAATGTCGGCTCTCGCAGCTCAAGATGTCGAGGTCGTCCGCAACGTCACCGAGACGGAAATCACAAACGAAAAATTGTCGGATCTTCTGGTGGAATGGCGCGAAAAATACAAGTATGAGATTGACGGAGTTATTTGTATTAATGACGAGATTTATCCACGCGAAACGGGGAATCCCGATCACGCGTTTGCATTCAAAATGGTTCTTTCTGACCAAATCGCGGAAGCGAAGGTTCTTGATGTCATTTGGACCGCCAGCAAAGATGGATATTTGAAACCACGTGTCCAATTTGACCCAGTTGTTCTTAGTGGTGCAAAAATAGAGTATGCAACCGGTTTCAACGGGAAATTTATTGAAGAAAATAAGATCGGTGTTGGTGCGTTGGTCAAGTTAATTCGTTCTGGAGATGTTATCCCCCATATCGTAAAAGTTATCCAACCAGCCGAACAACCTCTTATGCCGAGCGTTCCCTATGTATGGAATGATACCCACGTAGATATTATGTTGTTTGATAAATCTGCGGATGCGACAGTAAATGCGAAAACAATTACCTCATTCTTTGCTGTTTTAGGCGTGGGGGGAATTGGACGTGGAAACGTAAATCATCTTATAGATGGAGGGTTCGATTCTATTGCAAAGATACTTGCAATGAGCGTGGAGGATTATCTTACGGTGCCCGGATTTAAGACTACGCTCGCAAATAAGATTCACGACGGAATAAAAGAAAAGCTGGAAAAGGCGACATTACCTGTTATAATGCATGCAACAAACATATTTGGACGTGGATTCGCCACGCCGAGTTTCGAGTCTATCCTTCTCGCACAGCCCGATATATTGGTATCTAGTAAAACAGATGCAGAAAAGCACGAAGCATTAAAAGATATTGACGGTATGGCTAAAAAATCCGCCACTAAATTCTTGTCTCATATTAATGCGTTTGTCGAGTGGGCGAAGGACGTCGGGCTAGAAGACCGACTGTATTATAAACCTAAACCCAGCTCAGCAGACACAGACCACGTATTATTTGGCAAAAAGTGGGTTATCACCGGGTTCAGGGATAAAGAACTTATTGACAAACTTAAAAAGGTGGGGGCTGTCGAGCAATCAGCTGTTTCCAAAAAAACATTTATGGTCATTGTTAAAGATAAGGCGGAAGATACCGGCAAGGCGGCGGAGGCTAGAAAACGTGGTATTCCGGTGATGACTCCGCCCGAGGTTATAGAAAAATATGGACTATAAAGGGAATTCTATGAGATCCACTGAAATTCCACTATTCTATCGCAACCGTTCATAATCGAACCTGACACAGCGCCTAAAAACTCAATTATTAGATGATCCTGAGGAAAACGCCTGCTAAATAATTTTAAATAAATTCTTATATTATATGAGTTTTTTTAATAAAAAAACAATGAGAAAGGGTGGTACACTTTCAAAAAGGATGGTCGGTAAAGCGCGCTCAAGACAATCGAGATATAAGAAGGCAACTTCACTGAGACGTTTAACTAAAACGCTTTCCCCGATTGCCAGCCCTTCTATGCGTTTAACGAGAAGGCTCACTCATCATAAATCTAGTAGCAAAGCAAATATGTTTTTAGTATTTATTATGTCATTCGGCGGTGCCGCTGCAAATATATTTAATGCAATAGACGCCGGGAAAGAGATACATTCTGTAGTATCACGTCGAGTCACTACACCGGCACAAACACAAATATTAGGTGCGCAAATGTCATCTATATATCCATCATTACGCCCTCTAACAATTGAACAGGCGTTTGATAATATGGAAATTATAGCGGCGTGTACAGGTAATACTTGTCGGTCTACAGCTATTAAAATTGCCGGAGCAGAATTAGGAATGGATATAAACACTTGTGGTACAGCAGCAAGAAAGCCTGGTTCTGGGCCCACTCCAGCATTATCTAGAGCATTAACCACTACTTTAGGGATGGAAATTGGGAGACAACACGGGTCGGTCCAGTGTGACCCTTGTGGAGATATGTTTAGTAATGCTCAAGGTAAAATATATGGGGTTGTCGCCCATAAAAATAAAATGGATTTGCTTAAATTAGCGGCGGAATGTAGAGTACCTATCCCCGCTCCTAATATAATTGTTCTTGGTGATGTTATTGGGTTAGAACCGTGCAAACCTTTAAAAATAGATCCTTACTTTGTATCTCAAGCAGCAATATGCCCGGCGGGAGATTGCACCGAAGCGCAATTAGAAACAGAACGCCGAGCATATGCGCAATTAGTCGTTGACTCTAGAAAATGCGTTAATGCTATTAAAAAAATGACACAAAAAAGTGCAAAAAAAATTAGAAGTTCTGCGTCAAGTTTATCTACTATATCGGAAGAGTAGTATCATTTAATACGTCTATTCCATTGTAAATTTATATATTGTTAAATTATATATTGTTACGCCAAAGGGTATGAACCTCCGAGTCGTGCAACTCTTTTTATTGCACAACCGATTGTCTTTTATATATATATATATATATATATATGGATGAATTATTAGAAAAATTAGAACAATTTCATATAATTATAACCGATTTATCAAGACGCACAGATGAGTTTAATTGGGTTCTTATGGGCGCTGGGACGATGGTAGGCGGAAGACCCGTTACACAAGAAGAATATGAAGCAGCAGCACTGCGGCAGGGTGTTACACTCAATGACGCCGAAAGATTTAAAGATGAGTTTGTTGAGATTTGTAGAAGCCTCGCTGGAGGAAGAAATGAAGACGGAAGTATTAGTCGGATGGCGTACGATATATTAGATTCGGACGGCATCGTAGAGAATATGGTGATTCCTGCAGTTGTGATTGATGGTTGGCAGATGGAAAAGTTTTCTTTAATGGAGGCGATGAAATCGTTGGTTAATTGGGAACCACCTATTGATGGTGAATTTTTTGGCGGAAATTTACAAAATTTTATTATGGGTATTGACGACGAAGAGCTCGAGATAGATGGAGCTCTCGAGGCCCAAGAAGAAATAGATACTGAGAATATAAGTAATACATTGCGCACTTTAACTAATACGATAGAATATTTACGAGACACAGTGTTGCCGCTAGCTGCTGATGTACCTGGTGCTGGCGCTGCTGCTGGAGTGACCGGTTATTTGCGCAGCAGCCGCAAGCGAAGCAGGCGCAAGCGAAGCAGACGCAAGCGAAGCAGGCGCAAGCGAAGCAGACGCAAGCGAAGCAGACACGAGCGAAGCAGACAAAGCAGACAAAGCAGACAAAGCAGACAAAGCAGGCGCAAGCGAAGCAGACAAAGCAGACAAAGCAGACGCAAGCGAAGCAGACAAAGCAGACGCAAGCGAAGCAGACGCAATGGGAATACCGCCGAAATAGCGTTCTAATGGAGAAGACTTTATAGCAACTTAATAAAAATAATAACTATATTAAAATATTCTCTTATAATATAATGTCCGGACTTAAGATAAACAAACTGCGCTTCAATCCGGCCAAGGTGCCGCACCCCGAAGCCGCGGAGATGCTTAGGCATGAAGCGCGGTTAGCCGGACCATTACCCGAATCGTGGAAAGGTGTGCCCGGTGGCTCCTTCACTCCACCTGCTCACCAACCGTCACTATCTGGCGGTCCAAATGACTCGGGATTAGGGTATGATTACGGCGATCGACCTGTCAATCCCACGGCAGCGCCCGACGCCGCAGCCGCCACCGCTTCCGCTGCGCTGCGACAGAACGCCGCGAATGATCGGGGCTGGGGGGCTGTCGCCATGACCCCGACGGCTGGCGCGACTGATAACGCCGACACGACCTCGATGAAGGACCGGGGTGGTGTTGGCAGGGCATTGGCGGCGAATCCGAGCACATTTGATGTTGTGCATAAAGCGAAGGCGGTAGTGGGCGAAAAATGGAACGCAATGACCAAGCGCCTGTCGGAGAGCTTCAAAGACCGCAAACTCTTGTCGACCGAGAAGCAGGGCAAGCTTGTTAGAGCGGCCATCGATTCCGGTGGGACCTGGCTGGCTGCCGAGATGGTCGCAACCGGCGCAGCGGGCGTCGTGGGAGGGCCGGTTGGCATTGCGGTGCTGGGAACGGCCAAGACGATGATGTTCTCCTTGTTCTTCCGCGAACTCGCCGATACGGCCACTGACGTTGGCCAAATCATCACGGATACTTTCAATCTTCGAAGAGATGGCATCGTCGCCACGGTGCTCACGGGCCCTACCGATGTCTACGACTTCTACAATAAGTACGCAAACGGCGGCGGCGCGCCCGGAGTAGCGGGCGCGCTGGCGCGATCAAAAATCACCACCGCCGTGGTGAAGGCTGGGGGGGAGGCGGCGAAGCAGGTGTTGCCCATGCTTCGTGGCTTCGCGAAAGCGAGTGGGGGTGGCTTTGAGGAGGCGATGGAGGATTTTGAGGGGGCGGTGGTCGGTGGGAGCAAAGCCGCCATTGAAAAATTCTATAAGGATAACCCGAAGTGGAACAATTTCTTCGAGCGGGCCATGACGTCAGTGACTGTGGCAGTGTTTGAAAACTCCCCCGCTGGGAAGATGCTGAACGAGGGAGTGGAAGACTTGACGAGCAAGCTTGCAAAAGCGAACGAGCGTGCCCGCGCGAGGCGCGAGGCGGGGAGTGGCTTTGGCCTCTCCCTCCAGGGGCACGACGGCACCAAAGGGCGGCCGCCGACGGAGGGCGGCTCCGACGACCCGGAAATCGTCGGCTTCAAGAGCCCTGAGGCGACTGCCGAAGCCCGGCTGCTCGCCGCGGAGAACAGCGGGGACGTGGTCATGGCGACTGCCATCCCGCAGCCCGACGGCACCAAAGGGCGGCCGCCGACGGAGGGCGGCTCCGACGACCCGGAAATCGTCGGCTTCAAGAGCCCTGAGGCGACTGCCGAAG